TTATTAGCCTCTTGCATGGTGGATGTAGGGCTATCTGCAAACATCGAGAGATGGCCGTCATCACTAAAGTAGTCGTTATTCGCAACTCCACCCAACCTACCGCATAATTCGCAACTGACCGTTATATAAGTCTTAAAATCCAGAAGTAGTTTAGCCAAGGTCATCACCATCCTAATTTTAGATTACACCGTTCCGGTGGTTTGTTGTCTCTATTGGGTTGAGTATAACAGGTTATTACAGAGTGTCAAGGTTTATTAATAATTCCAGCCCCTAGCCCGAATGAATGCCAGCGGTCCTGGGTAAATCTGTCACATTGAATAATCGCCTCAAAGGCCTGGCCTACGTTTGGAACCTGGTCATTTTCAGACGGCGTGATAGATATTAAATGCCCCTGGTCATACCGCAACATATCCGCAATATAATTGGATGGAGTAGCCCCGAAAGCAGCTTTGCCTTGAACGTGAATAGTGTACATTGATACATCTCCTATTTTTTTTGCCTGGTATAGCTAGTTCACAAATAGCCAAGTAATACGTTATCCGCGTCATATACTGAGATACAGTAGTACCCATCTCCGGCGGTATAGGGTCGATAATGCCACGCGGAGCCGTCATCATACTGGCCTAAAACCTGGCCGGTAATCGCGAGGTCATTTCTCCGCAACATCTCACAATCAGCGGTTATTTTTTCCAGTGATCGAGAGACTCTTACGTTGCATGGGTTGTCTTGCAGCGTCATCTATTCACCTATCGCCTTATCCCAGGCTTTGGATGCGTTAGTATTGAGGCTATCGTCACCCGTTAGGACACGCGCTAGAGTGTCTAGCTGGCTAAACAGGCTTGACGCATCCATACCGTATTTTCTGGCTACCATAGGACATTTAAACGTGGCCAGGTTCATCATAGTGCCAACGTAGCCGTCATTATGGTAGGCCATAGCATAGAACAATAGGTGCCCGAATGGCTTTTTATCTATGCTTGGCGCGGATCTATAGAGTGTTCCGCGCTTGGTTAATATCTGGCCTATAGCTAACTTGCACGTTTCATAGTCTGGCAATGGCACAGAAGAGCCCAACATCACGCGGTATTTTTCGATTAGGTCCAAGTTAAACTTGATTCTATCTTGCCTAAAATCTACGGTTGAACTAGTCATAATTACACCTTATCCTTTTTGAATTCGTGGCAGCGTGACGCATTGATTCCCCTGGAATGTTTCGACCAATGTTTAACAATGCATAGGGTATGGATTGAATGCCGCCCGTCTTGTTGGAATTTTCGGGTTTTCTTTCCGCAACATCTGCAATTAGTCATAACATCAACACCTTATCCTTTATATTTTTATGATTGGCTAGGGGATATCCCCTAGCCGACAGCCTGTTAATTTCCCCATTTTTCCTGCCATGTTCCCCGGTTCCCATGCTCAGTATGGCTATCCCACACGGCACGATGTGCTTTAGGCCATGATGACGGGGATTTAGTGGTCTGTAACATTTCCCTATGGCCATATGTCCTAGATCGTGAATTTCTGCCCCGCCTGCCATATGACAGCCTAGGTGATGAACCCTCTAGGTCATACATAAGTTTTTCATGTATAAAAGTTTCTAATTCTTCCATCGTGAATCCCTTAGATATCAAGGTACTAACTTTGTGAATTGCCATAACATCAACACCTTATCCTTTATAAATTCGTGTTTATAAATTACCTAGATTATGGTTGACAGGAATTCTAAACCTTTACCAATACCATTTGGCCAGTAATTAACGGCATTAACGGATTTAAACGTGTAGTACGGTGTGGACATATCGTTACCGACCCCATAACATAGTTTATTGCCCTTACTTTCAGCATCTAATCGCATGTAATCCAGCATAGATTTATAGCTCTTGAATTCTTTAGTATTAATCATCTAATTACCTATCCTTTATATTTTGTTTATTAGGCCAGTTCCAAGTATTAGCAGTACTAATACTCAGAGTGGCGCAATAAAGCGCGTGTACGGTCTTTAATGAACCGCTATAGCGATCGGTATGTTTAATGCCGGGTTACCACAAGCATGGGTCTTAGCGGAACAATCGCCACATTTGCCAGGACACACAAAAACCTTTTCATGTCCTAACTTTTTTGATGCATCCATAACAGCCTGTTGATATTTAAGCCAGTTAGAACTTTTGCGTATCTCTTTGCTTGTGTTCCCCTTGGGCATATGTATATCAGTTTTTACAGCTATAAATTCGCCTCGCACGATTGGCAATTGAGAGACTCTAGCTTTTACATTGGCATATAGTGGCGATTCGTATTTACTCCCGCCTGATAGGTTAAGAATGTAATTAGTTGGGAAGTCTTTACCAGTTGCCTGATAATCAAGGAATATTTCCCAGGATTTACTGTATCCATATATGCGTAAATCTTGCCTGGCTTTGGCCAGGTTGAACCAGTACTCCAATACGCGTAACGTTGAAATGTCTCCATCCACGTATAAGCGTACCGTTTCATTTTTGGGAATAGACATAAAAGCATTGGTTATCTCTTGCCTACCATTAAAACTCATTAATCTGCAAGTATTAACCAGTTGACGCATGAACGCGCCGGGATAGCGGAAAGCTTTAAAACTGTAACAATAGGCAATACATGAATCAGCGCCCGGACACGTGACCAAAGGTAGAGCTGAGAAGCTTTGGAAGGGCAATTTTAAATTACCATTCGATGCAAAAATAGCTAGACCTTTATAGTCAAAACCATAAAACCAATTGAATAGACGATTATAAGATTCCGCCCATGTTCCTTTATGCATCCCATGCTTAGCCTTGAATATGGCATCACTTGCCCATGATAACGGCATTACTGGTAAAGGTATGTCTAAACCGTCTTGCCTGGCGGTATATGCTTTTATGACATCCTGGGCAAATGATAATAATTGTTTTCTATTGGCAACAGTTGCAGTGGTAATCTTTACCTTATCGTTACCATTGGCCAGGTTAACAAGATTAGCATAAGCTAATTGGTATCTGGTCTTGTCTGTAGTGGATAAATCATTTTCTATTAAATGCGTGAGATACCTTAGATTTAAATTGGTCGTTAACATCATCATCATCCTATAAATTAAATTTTGTGATAGCCTGGTTTTCTAGTCTAGCTCTCCAATTGAGACAAGGTAACATTCTGTTATGATGGATTGCTTTATAGCTTTGGCGTGTTGAGTTCCTTGCATGGATAAAATGTAGTTCACTAGTTTCTGATTATCTATATTGATTAGATTGTCTTGTGTGATGGGAAAGTCTCCTGGGAGATTGTATTGATTGACAATGTCGAATAAATCAATGTTGTTACTCTCTAACACACTACGATTGCCTACTTGGTTGATTCGATTCTTCCTATCTATGTAAAAATACATCTTAGTCATCACTTACCTATCCTTTATTTATTGGATCAATTCCGACCAATAGATTCTATTGGTCGGAGTGAAGCACTAAATAATTACCTTTGATCCGCTGATATGGGAATGAGGTTTTGCGTATTCAACGTGAATTTTGAGGTATTCTCTTGTGTTGCTATGCTTGAAGTAATCAATGTCTAAACGTGATTCTATATGCTCGCTATTCATATACATGAAATTGCCAGCATAATTGGTATCATTCTCGTTATCTGTTAAATGGCCTTGAGCTATAGCTTGCTGAAAAGCTATTTCATGGTCTCTGATAAAAATATTGTCTTGGCGTGTGGTGTCCATCTCTCATTACCTACCTTTATTTGATTAGTCAATGATATCTTATAATCTCTAATATAGCAAGTATTTTAGAGCAATTTTCCAAATTGGTTTGATCTGCTAGAATTGGCTAATGCTAAGTAAACGCCAGGAACAATTCGCACAAAATATAATTAGCGGTATGTCATTAACAGAGTCATACATTGACAGCTACAAGTGTCGCGTAACAGATCCGGCAACAATCTCTCCTCGAGCTAGTAAGCTAGCCAAAACAGACCAGATACAGACCAGACTAGCTACTTTGAGAGATGAAATAAATAAGCCAATAGTCCAGGATCTAGCGATTAGCAAGGAAATGATAGTGTCTGAAGTCTTAGAGCTAGGGAGAAACGCAGACAGAAACGCAGACAGACTCAAAGCTTACGGGCTAGTTGCATCAATGTTAGGATTCAATATAGTCAAATCAGAAGTTACCACGCAATCAACGAATATCAATCTGTCATTCAATGATTTAACCATGAACGAGTTACTCCGGTTAGCTAATTTGAATCAAGGGAGCATAGTCGATGGCTCAGTGGTTGACTCTGAAAGTGGCAGCTAGTGGTTGCGGTTGCTGGCCTCTTGTCTCTTGATTGATGGTAGGGGTATGGTCCCTTGAAACCTTGAGCCGGAGGGGGGATATCCGACGGTACCATAAGGCCTGGGGGTACTAGGAGGGCGGAGGGGGTGCTAGCGACAGATTCCCATTTTTCAAACTTCACATATCCAGGAATAACCAGGCCCTGTATACTTACGTCATGATTAGGAGAATCCGTGCTAATTATCCAAGAATACTGGCCGTGGTGATGATTGGTCTGACTCTTTTGGTCTGGACAGTTTTCGGGATTCTGTTTTGCGTTCTGCAAATATTTTATTTTAAATTTTTAAAGTTCTTGTCTCGGCTTCCCCACTGAGTGATGGCCGATGAAGTGTTACGGCAATGTTAGATACGAATAACGACTTGTTACGGCATGTTCTGCAATGTTACGCAAAGTGTTACGGCACTACCGTAACATGTTCTGAGGTGTTACGGCAGATGTTACGGTCCATCGATTTATATCTGGACAGACAAAAGCTAGATACAAAACCATGTTCTATAACATCCTTACGAAGCGTAACAGAACACCTCCTCCCCTATAGGGGAGGTGTTCTGGTAGCCTGTTTCGGAGTGTTACGGTGAAATAATATGACAATAAAACCTTACTACTCCCACGGTGGGATAGAGATTTATCATGGAGACTGTCAGGAGATTCTGCCGAGTCTTGGCATGGTTGACTTAGTGATGACTGACCCACCTTACGGCATTAACTTTCAGTCACGGTACAGATCGACTGGCAAGGGGATAAACTCTGGCCCGCGGGCTTCAAGTTATAGGTTCCCCAAGATTCAAGGAGACCGTAGTACTGGTGCAGGTATTATTGAGGAATTGATCTCTATGGCTGATATGGGAACTTATGTTTGCACTCGCTGGGATGTCTTTCCATATCTACCTCTTCCGAAGAGTCTCCTGGCATGGGTAAAGGACGATTGGTCTGCCGGGGACTTAGAGCATGAGCATGGCAAGCAGTGGGAAGCGATATGTTTTTATCCCGGCCCGGGACATAGATTTATCAAGCGTATTCCCGATGTTATTCATGTTCCAAGAACAATCAATCACTACCATCCTACTGAGAAACCTGTAGAGCTTTTCCGTCAATTGATGGTAGCCAATCACGGCAATCTCATATTAGATCCATTTATGGGTAGCGGAACAGTCCTGAGGGCTGCTAAAGATCTAGGCAAGCGGGCAATCGGCATAGAGATTGAGGAAAGGTACTGTGAGATAGCTGCAAAGCGGTTATTCCAAGAAGTGATGGTTTTAGCATGACATTAACTGATGAGACAATTCGGGAGGCCAGCCATCTTGCACGGTTGGAATTGGCAAGAAGGAGTTTCGATCACTTCCTTCCTTTTGTCCGGGTAATCGAACCCGGAACGGGGATGGTGGAGTTAGAGCAGTGGCCTCATCTTGACGATGCGATCAGCACTCTTGGCAGCAGCAAGATGGTTGTCTGGGCCAAGTCGAGGCAGATCGGCATTACGACCATTCTTTCGGCCTTTGTCCTCCATCATGCTTCTTTTACGCCGAATGCTCTTGCGCTGGTTTTCTCTAAAGGGGAGAGGGATGCCTGGGAGTTCCTGTCCAAGTCGAGAGCGACTTACGAGTCCTTGCCGCCGGAACTCCAGCAGCCGTTAAGTCAGCCGGACAACCGGGAGCAGATGACCTTCCAGGACGGTGCGAGGATTATTACCATGCCGTCCACTGAAGCTGCCGGTCGTGGACTGAACCCGACACTGGTGGTAATTGACGAGGCCGATTTCCATGAATATCTAGATGCCTGTTACAACTCGGTGAAACCGGGCCTCGATGATAATAACGGCCAGTTGGTGGTGACATCTACTGTTAATCCCTACCGGATGGGGTCTTTATTCCAGCAGTTGTACCAGAATTCCCCGGTTAATGGCTTTAAGAAGTTGTTCTTTGGCTGGAGAGTTCGTCCCAACCGTGACCAGCAGTGGTATGACGAGCGGAAATCCCAGTATCCCGACCAGGCGTTGTTCCAGAAGGAGCATCCCGAAACGGAAGAGGAAGCTTTTGCTCCCGCGAGAGCTATCGCCGCCTTTGACATGGACATATTGAGCCAGATGAAGCAGGACCTGAAGGAACCGGTAGAGAAAGTGACTCTTGGCAATGGTATACAGGCCAATATTTACCAGCAGTTCCAGGAAGGGAAGAGATATGCCGCAGGTACGGATACATCTCACGGAGCCGGACAGGACTTTGCCGTTACCGTTGTTTTGGACAGTGTAACCGGGTATATAGTAGCTGATATATGCAGCCAGGTTATCAATCCCACGGAACTCGCCGTGGCGTCCGTGGATTTATTAAATAGATATGATGCTCCCATATGGGCAATTGAAGATAACGACTGGGGGATCTTGACTATAGCTATGGCCCAGGACTTGAGATATAGAAGGTTGCATTACCGTGACTCCGACCATCCGGGCTGGCACACCTACGATACTGCCGGGATGTCGGGAGGTTCCCGGTACATCCTCTGGGGTGACCTGATAGAAGCGGTTCACAGCAGGTCGATAACTGTCCCGAACCCCGAGGGACTGTCCCAGTTTTTCACCGTTATACGAAACCCGGAGAAAAGAGGTAGAATAGAAGCCCAGTACGGGACCCACGATGACTATCCTATGGCCGTGGGAATGGCATGGCAGATGAGACAGTATGCCCGTCCTTCCGGCTCGGAACGTGGTCGCAGGGCAAATCCCCACCGCCGGAGACGGCGAGGCTGGGCGAGATGGAGTTAAGATATGCCATTTAGCGGCTTTGAAGACGAACCGGACGCAAACGTAATTGACCAGTACCGATCTCACTTGAAAGAGGTCTGGACCAATGCCCACCGGAAGTGGGAACAGTACGATGCCTACTATTTCCGTACCTACTCGGTATGGGAGGAGGCCGAAGCTCATACCCGTCCAGGCTGGTTAAAACCGGCAAGACCCACTTCCGTGGTAGATAACGCAGTAGACCACCAGCTTGCCTCCGAGCCGACTCCCCACAGGAACCCGGCAAGGCAGAGCGAGGAGTCACGGAACAACGCTGACCGGGTGGAAGAAGGTCTGAAGGCCATTCTTGACGAGGCTTCCCTGCTTGAGCCCGCTTTGACATGGAAACAGCAGGGGAAGAACCTGGTCCACCTTGGATATTCCATCCATGAACTGGGACTTGACTCAAATGTATTGCAGAGAAGGACCGAGGAACCGCCGAGAGGAGATGACTCTGAAGAAGATTACCGTGCCAATATGCGGCTTTTTGAACACTACCGCCGGACGGCTATGCCTTTCAGGACTCGTTCGCCTCACCCGGCGAGGATTCTCCTTGATCCGTGGGAAAAGCGACCTAGAATTGCTATCCGTCATGCCCGCAGATTCTCTCAGGACCTACATGAACTCACGGTTGCAAGGAAAAGCCGGGGTAGACCTGTTGATATCTGGGAAGTACGAAATAACCGGCCCTTTGAACTTATACTGACCGATGAATACTGGACCGAATGCTGGCATGCCATGATGATATCCGGCTACGTGACCGGAACCGGGCGTGAGTACAGCACCATGAAACGGATGCTCTTCACCGAGAAGAATACCTGGGGATTTGTCCCCTATGCCCATGCCTACGCCGGATTCGGTCAGGAGCCTACGAATTCCGACAGGATAGATCCGGCCAACCTGGCCGTTGGTATCCTAGACCCGGTCTTATCCGATATCCGGGCACAGGCACAGGCCGTTTCGGGCAGACATAACGCTCTAATGGACGCTTCCTTCAATCCCATAGGTACACGCATGGGAGCGGATGAACTCCGTGACCAGCTTGACCAGGGAGATATCATCGAGATGTCCGACAGGAGCGATGTCTGGCGAATGGATATCCCTCAACTGCCGAGATGGATGTTCCAGACCGAGGAGTGGCTCTCCCGTGACATAGAGGAAGGGACTTTCTCAAGAGCCCTTGCCGGTGTCAGGGAGCAGGGAGTCTCAACCGTAGGTCAGCAAGCCATACTTTCAACCGCCGCGGGACGCAAATTCGTAGCTGTTTCAAGGCAACTTGAGCATTTAGCCTCGGTTGCATCGTCCCAGATACTACAACTTATCGACCTGTTGGACCTGAACCTGACAATCCGGGGGAAAATCATCCGGCCTTCCTATATCGAGTCCGATTATTCGGTTAATATCAGCTTCGATCTTGTCGATCCGGTCCTCCAGTTGCAGCAGAGACAACTCGGCTTGCAGGAAGTACAGGCTGGACTCAAGTCTATGGAAACTTACTGGGCCGCAGATGCCCGGCTTGAGGACGCATCCGGTGAAAGGAAGCGGTTACTGATGGACTGGGTCAGGAAGAACCCGATGATCCACCAGGCCCTCGCTATGGAAGTGGCGAAGGAAGAAGGTATAGAATCACTGGTAGAACGGGCCCTGTCGATGGCACAGGGTGGTGAGGAAGGTGGTGGAGCAGGTGCGGCTCCCATACTGGGACCGGACGGAATGCCGATGGACCAGACGATGGGACAGGACCAGCTGCGGCAGGGCCTCACGCCAAATACGATTAATCCAAGTCAAATCGGTGCGAACCTGGCCGGGTAAGAACAGGATGGAGTGAGAATGCCGAGAGTAAATGAATTTACCGAGATTGTTCACCTTCTAAAGGACGAGATAATGAGCGGGAAGAAAGACGCTGCTAAGTCCAAGGCTATTCCCTTCGGACAGGAGCGGGTACAGAGCCGTGCCACTGCCGTTAACAGGTTTAACAACCTGAGTCCGGGAGATAAACAACGCTACATCGAGGAACAGGGGCTGGATAATGTCCTGAAAATGCTCCGTGGAGGTAAATAATGGCACATGAACCGGGTCATCCAGAAGCCGGGTGGCAGCTTCTCCGTAATCCTAATTCCCTCGATGGATCGTGGGGCAGTAGCAAGGCTGATAAAGACGAAGCTGAGAGCATGGCTTATGATTTTCACCCTAAGATTGCTGCCAACCTACTTCAAACCGTAATCAACTCAGAGGATGCTCCGGAAGGAAGGAAATACTGGTATGTAAAAACTCCCACGGTAAGTCCTACAGCACGGGAAGCACGGGAAGACTTACACCGTAATAAAGCTAAGTTACAGGAATTTTATGAAGCTCAGGGGATGGTCTTCGAGGATGTAGCAGGTTCAGGTGAGGGGTATTTGAAGGGCCAGTTCAAGATGGCTAAGGCCACCCATGCTATTTCCTTTGACCAGAGAACTCAGAACTACCAGATACGTCCTCTTGAAGGAGCCGAGCCGGAAGAAGACTGGGAGATGTACCAGCATACAGATGGGAGTTTCGTATTATATGATAAAAACTCGGCAAAAACACAGAAGATTCCACCTGATTTAAAGCCATTAAACTACCGACCTGATGTTACTAAGGCCGATATTAAACTTTTAAAGACTGTAGAACTCGGAGATGAAACAAGGGTTGAGTTCTACCAGGTTGGCAACAAGATCGAGCAGTACAAGGTAGATACCCGGAAAGCTGCTCCTGCTATTGACCCCAGTCAGAACCAGGTAAATGTCCCCGGTTACGGGACATTCTTCAATGTCGGGCCTAACCAGTTCGATTTTATACCTTTGAAGGACGATCCATTCGTACCAAACAACGCTATTAATGTCCCTGACTTGAACGGGACTATGATCCAGACCTCTCCAAACCAGTGGCAGTTTGTACGGGACTCTTACGAGCCCGGTGTAAAGATTGATCCTCGTACCGGGGTAAAATTTACCCAGGATGCCAATGGAACATGGCGGGAAATGGCCTACCAGACTGACCCCGGAGTTGTACAGATTGGTGACCGGGAATTCCTCCAGCAACCTACTGGTGCTATGGCCGAGCTAGCTCCTAGATATGATCCCGGAGTTGTCCGTGATCCTTCCGGCCTGACATTAATCCAGCAACCTTCCGGTGCGGTAACCCAAGCCCGTGCCGCTAACATGAACGAACTTATCGCCCAGGCTCTGGTGGACGGACAGGTGGAGAAGGCATTCGCATTTGCAGACTTTCGTGACCGTCCTACGGCTACGGAAGCGATGCAAACCGCTCTTGAATACGCAAGATCTCCGGCAGATCAACAGGTAATATCCTCTCTCGCAAGGGGAGAAACTCCTGTCAGGGAACCCGATGCTGGTGTTATCCAGAGAGTTGGTCCCAGACCTGACTTCTTAGTACAGGCATACCAGGACTTCCAACGCCGTACTCAAGCCGGGCGGGCTCCAACAACAGAAGAAGCCCAGCAGTTAACCGAGAGAGCGGCTACCGGGCAGTCTCCGACTACTGATAAGTTAAAGATAGAAGCCCAGACTCTACAGGCTCGGCTAGAAAAGATCGCTCTAGATACCGAGATAACCCGTGAAAAGCATCAAGCCGAGATGAGTCAACGGCAGGAACTGCATAATACAAAGATTCGGGAACTCACTCAGAAGGTTAATAATGCACAGGAAAAAGCTCGGTTAGAGCAGGAATATATTACTACCAGGCAGAATGGTAACGGTGGCGGTGCTGCCACGGGCAACGGAACTCGGACGACATCAGGAAGTCAACCAGATAATACTCTGGCAGATGCTAATATTTCTTATAATACTTCTACCCGTGCCATAACCGTGGAAGATGAAGATGGGGATGCGACAACTTTTAAGAATATCGATGACTTGATGGAGGCTTACACTGGCGAAACTGATTTATATAATGTTACCCATCCTAGCAGGGATGCTGGAACTGGAACTAACTACGACACCGGTAGAGCGTTACAGGTTTTAAAAACTCAAGGACTTGAAGACGCTATTGCTTATACTGAGAACCAGATGCAACGGGCTAAAGAAACTATGTACGCCGATGTCGGAGGTCCGTGGGGAGTACAGATACCGTGGAACCACTGGGCTATACAGGAATACGGGGAGAGCGAAGAGGGCCTTAAAAACTTTCAAGATGACGCTGCAAAAGCTGGTATTACTGATCTATTCCAGGCCGGAAGACAGTTTAAGAGTCCTGACGATCTTAGTATGCAAGCAAGGGCAGCCCAAGATCCTGGAAGATTTGAGGATGTTCAAGCCGGACCAACTGCTGCTGATACGTTCAGACAGGCTATTGAAGATATGCAAAAGCAGCGGAGTTTTGAGGATGAGTATACCGCTCCATCTGGGCCGATTACTAGTATTAGCGGTCCTCGCAGTATCCGTTCTAGTGTTGAGATAGATGATACGGATGATGATGATTCGGCATATCGTGGTGGTGGTCCCGTTGGGGCTCCTGCGGCAGACTTTTCTTTTTCAGCTCCTTCCAAACCTGCCCCAAGTCCTGTAAAAGAAGATTGGGGAGGGTGGGTTGATGAATTTGCTGGCGGCGGTATGACCCGTGGCAATAACCTTGAACTTGTAGGTGAGGAAGGACCGGAACTGGTTGATCTTCCCCCCGGTAGCTTTGTACTACCTCTAAAGCAACTAAACCATAAGCAGATGCTGGACTTGAAACGCAAGGGAGTCCGGGGATACCAGTCTGGCGGGATCGTATTTGATGATAACCAGACCCAGTCTGCGACTCTACCTTTCGGCTTACGGCAAATGCAAGCTGGCAGACCAATAACTCCGTCCCGTGGTTACTTATCCCAGCAAGCCGGACTGAGGTTACCTTCAGCCCAGGCTTTCCAGAACATAACGCCCGAGTCCCGTGAAGTCTTCTTAGACCTTGCGGCCCAGGCTGGGATACCCAGGAAGTCCTTCGCACAGGAACTCGCCCTGACCGTGCCAAGCGGTAGGCGGCTTCCTGTAGCCAGGATTGCACCCGTACAGAGGAGGGCTATTCAGTAATGGCATACGATCTTCCTTTTGTGAGTAAAGCCCGGAAAGATATCGGGAAGTTACCCGGCGAAGTACAACCTCCAGTTGAACAGCCATCCTTATTCCAGCAAGGATTACAGGGAGTCCAGCGGGGATTCCAGACAGCCCAGAGAGCGGCAGACATCGGGGGAGAATCGACTACTGCTAGTTTGTTCCCAAATATAGCTTCTCCACCTTCTGAACGCTTTGGTCCTTTCCCTAGTGAATTAAGACCCTACGGGCCTTCCCCGAGTGAGCAGATGCCCCGTGGGCCTAGACCAAGTGAACTAATGCGAGAAGATGAGGAAGGTCTCGGGTTCTTTCGTGGACCGACACCTTTCCCGACTCCGGTACCTCAGCCAGTTAGAAAGGCTACGCTTACTCCTGAAGAAAAGAAACGCCAGTATGATGTATCCCAGCCCCGACTGACTTTTGAGCCAGTTCCAAACACTACTATTAAGTTGTGGCGATCTCCCAGTGAAAAACAAAAGGAACTTTTTAGATATGTGCCCAAACCGGGAGCAGTACTAGCTTCTCTCGGGAATGCTATATTTGATATCAATCAGAACGAGCCCAAGCCGGACGATATGCTTTATACGGGGATAGAAGCCCTGGATAAAGGTATTGGTTTCTTTAAAGGAATGGGTTCGGAGACAGTGGATTTCATTACCGGGCCGATATTCTGGCCGGAAGAGATTGCGGGTGAGACAGCACTAGATACAGTACAATTTGTAATAAAATCTATGACAAGACCCTGGGATCTTAATTATGGGGATATACCTGATATTTTGACCGAGGGGCCTTTTGCCGTAAAGACTGAATTTGATAAGAGACCGTGGTATCAACAAATTTTATTAGAAGTAGGTACGCTCAGTATTCCCTCTCTTGTTAGAAGAGCCAGGAGTATCCCTGATCTTATTCAAACAGTACACGCAGCCGGACCTGAAGATATCCCGACTCCTCGGTTTGATACTACTACAGGAAGAAGACTGGATATGCCTCAACAGGCTCCGTCCCTTGAAGAAGGTCAATTCCCCGGATTGGAAGCTACTGATATCGGACAGCCTTCTCGTAGAGCTACGGAAACTTCCGCTCGGGCCAGCGGTGCTGATATGGCCGAGCGGAGCATCATAGCTGAAACCCAACCTGCAACACCTACAGTGGCAGGTACGCTTTCTGAAGAAGCAGTTGAAGCTGCGGAAGAACTCGATAATGCGGTACTTGAAATACTTAGCGATAAGGTCGAAAGAATGACCAGGGATGTCAGTAAAGCAGGGCCAACTGAGTCCTTCTTTGACGGCAACAATGCACTTGGCATTCGGGGAGATATCAAACTTGGCGAAGTTAATGAGAATATCCAAAAAGCTGCTACCAGGTGGGTGGTTGACAGGCTGCCAATGCGTCATGCGGATTATGATGATAAGTTCCTACCGATTGCCAAGCACTCTGAGGAAAAACGGGTTCATGCCGTAAGCCTTGCTAATGATCTGTCAGCACAGGTAGATTATCTTATAAACCAGGCCCCGGTAGATGGCAGGACCGGGGCTATCTCGGGCCGTCCTATAGATCATTTATTTCCTACAACTACCGAAGGTTTGATCCCATCCCTGGGAACAGATAAATGGGGCAAGATTATTGACGATACTTTACCAAAGGGGGAGCATAATTATGCTCCGACCTTGCAGGATGTAGCTGCCCGGTTAGACAAGTTCCGTCCTCATTTATCTGATGAACAACTGGCGGCTCTTGAAGGAATCAGGAACTTGCTCCGTCCGTGGCGTGAATTAATCGATGAAGCTGGCATTCCTCTCGGATCACGCGGTGATGTAGCTGATAGTATAGCCCGTGGTGGTGATGGATTTTATATCCCTCGTGGAGATGCTCTTGAAATTGCCGAGGATGCTACGTTTGTGGGAAGTACCGGGAAGATTCCCTGGGGTTCTTCAAAAGCAGGGTTTGAAAGGGTAGAAAAGTTTCCGTCTATGGCCGCAGGGATTGTCTGGGGAACTAATAAGAAAAGAAGATTTTTAACTCCTTTCGGCACACGGGGAGTTACTGATGTGGGATCAACGATCAAGTACCCGGATGTTGCGGAAGCAGTACGGCATTATGTTATGGATGCCAGCAGCAGGGCGATAGTAAAGAATGAATTAGACCAGATCAAACGGGCCGTTGATAGGGACGGCTTGAGATTTGCTGAGACTGACGCAATGCGTTTTGAACGTATCCACGGGATGACTCGCAAGGACTTAAATAACCTGAAGTCTGCCCACAGAGATGCGATCAATCGGTCATGGTTCCTCTCGGGAATGTCTGTCGAGTTAGCCAAGGAGGCCAGTCAGGCCGCTAAGGGAATTGGAAGACGGACTGAGCAGTGGTTGAAGGGGTCAGAGACAGTAGAAAAATACAAAGTTCGACAGGCTGATGCGGAAGCTGCGACAGATGCTCTTGTAGATGCTTCAAACCAGAGGGGTGTGATTGCCAAGGAAATTAATGATTACATCGAGCAAATAGCTGCCGGAAAGGAGATGCTTGATGAGGTCTACACTGATTTTGTAGACAAGTTTGTTGCCCTTGAGAAGCAGACGGAAGCTCTCCGAATCCAGGCAATTCGTGAGCCATTCCATGCTGGACTAGACGATGCGTGGGCCCGAAATTACTTTGCCGCATGGCATCGTGTGCAATCAGTTCATGATGAAATAGATGAACTGCTCACCATGCGTGATTACTTCGGTGAGAAGGTAGCCGGGTTAATGGAGGATAAGAAGATTTTCGGTTACATGGATGAGGATCTCCGGATGTCTGAGATATTCAACAAGCGATTGGCACGGGGTGCATCTAATAGAACTATGCGTACTAATATTGCCGAGCGAGAGGTTAAGTTGCTTGAGCGGGAATACGCTCGGGAAATACGACAGTCCGAAGCTGTTAAAGGAAAACAGGCCAAGGTCAAGGCTCGTATAGACCAGAATACAAAAAAGATAGATAGCCTGAATAGAAATATAGAACAGGTGCGGGGCAAACTATCCGCTGCTGCTGAATTATCTACTACCCCGGCTAGCCGTAAACGCCTGGATGCTCGGGTTGTTGGATCAGTGCTGGGTAAATATGACCTGCCAGAAGCAATGGCAAATTCGTGGAATCGCCATGCGAAGTTAATGGCTCAAACAGAGGGGGGGACAATAGGGGAGGTAATTAATATCTGGCGATCTATAAGCCAGTTAAGTCTTGCCATGAAGTCAACAGCCGATGATGGTGTCATTATGATACAGGGTCTTGGAGGACTTTCGGGAACTCGGGGTGCTGTCGGTGGTGCTGTTGGTATTGGTGGACGGGATTTCCGAGCAATGATGAAATTACACTTTCGGTCATGGTCTGATCCTAAAGTCCTCGGTGCGTTCCTGGTTGATTTTAATGACACGGCCCGTAAGACTGGCCGGATGCTAACTAACGAATGGGAACGGCTGGGTCTCCGGTTAGGAGGTGGGAACACCGAGTACAGTTTCGGGCTTCGCATTGAAAACATACCAAGAATCGGTGGGGCTGCGAAAATGTTCAACCGTGCATTTGGATATTACGGTGACGCACGGCGATTAATGTGGGCTGATGATATGCTACAGGAAGAACTCATGAAGAGCCGGAGCCTTGAAGATATCCTCAAGAGCGGGGATATGGAGCGTATAGCCGAGATTGCGAACAACATGACCGGATGGAGTAAGAATAGTTTCGGTGGCAGTATCGGTCAGTTAGGATTTCTTGCCCCACGTTTCCTACAGGCTAGATTAGATAGTACATGGAAAGCAGCCCAGGGGATGGTTCCTCATAAAACCCAGGACGGGGTCAGGTGGGGTAACCGGATTGATCAGAGATTTGCTCGTAGAAGTATGCTTAGAACAGTGGCTCATGCTACTTTTATCACCTTCATGGTTAACGAAATGCAGGGAAAGGACACAGATTTTAGTCCCTTCATATGGGAAGGTGGGAAGCCCTGGGAAGATGGTATACCGGTCTGGAATCCTAACTATAATGTTATGTGGCTTGGTGACAAGCCCGTCCGGTTACTTGGAAACTGGGATACTATCGGCAGGTTTATAACCATGATGGGAACATCCGCACTTGCCGGGGCACGTTCTACATACCAGCCCGGGCAATTCGGGGATGCCGTAGAACAGGCAAGTTACATGAAAGTATTTACTGCTGGGCCTATTAATGCCGCTCTTAATTTTCTCTTAAATTCAGACTTCAAGGGAAATCCTACAAGAGACTCATCCAGGCAGGTCGTCAAAGAGCTTACAAGAGTTTTTACACCTATAACTATGGAATCCGGGTGGGAGCATATCGCTCAGGATATGGATAATATCAAGGACGGAGACTGGAAGGCAGGTGGTCGAGCTATGGGAGGTGTTTTACTTGAAATAGCGGGAACTAAAACAACTATAGCCACCCTTGACCAGGAACGTCAACTTGCGATTAATGAGCGTATCGATGAAGTCCGTGCCATTACAGATCCTGATGAGCGGCAAAAGAAAATGGACGAGTTCACCGGGGGTTCTACTGCGGATGATGCTAGGAGTTTCCGACAGAAATTCCTTACAACTGAAGAGCTTCACTACGAAAATTTACCCGCAATGATCCAGAAAAACATCATTGACCAGGACATTGATGTCCGAGCGAAGATGGATAAGTTAGAAGCTGATCGGATGAAAAGACGGCCACCTGTTGATGAACGCTTGAGAGATGTGACTAATGATATCGCTGAACAAAAAGGAAAACAGATCGCACATCTAGAGTATGTTTTATCGTCTGGAATGGCATTTGATCCAAGAAGGGAAGCAATCCAGGCATATCTAAAAAATGTCTATGATTTATGGAATGCTCGGCTTACTCCTGAGATGGAAGAATACTGGGCTAAAAAAGATTCCTCGAATCTGATAGATCACTACAGGGGGCAATACCGGGGAGCCCCTCTGGAAATAAAGAACCCCATGACTGGGACTCCTGACTTTGCGGCGAGAGATGAGGTGCGTGAGAATGTACTGCTACGGGCACGGGAGGCTCTCGGTGATAACTATAATGAAGAATTGATTACTGGCCGTTTTATAACGCATAACAAAGTAGTCGATGAAGCTATAGCCCAGTATGATGCAGACCAGGAGGTCTTACGTCCTATGTGGGAGATTGAAGGAAGTATCGTAGCTGAGTACCCTGCGGGTATCCAGAGACGGTGGCGATTGCACCGTGAGCAGGGAGCGGGTGGAAAGGTGATTGCGGCTCAGAATGAGCAATTAAACCCGGTTCTTAAGGCAATACAGGAAGAAATAACTAAGAAACGTATCATTCATAAGATTTTTAACTCGGACGCAGATGAGGCTGCTATTAGATTAGGCTACAGCGAAACCCCGCGTACCCCTGAAGGGGAGGCTGAGCTGTCAAGGTTACGGATAAAATATCGTCAGGACTTTGACGCAACCCAGGTTATTCCCGATACTCCGGCGATAACTCCTCCTGTAAGAGAAGAATTACCCGTGGTAGAACGACCACCCATTGAACAGGGATTACGTTGACATACTTACCAGTCTGGTTATACACTCTGGGATAGTGATCCCTCCTAAAGGAGCATCGCATGGTACTGGACAGTCCGTTAGAAGAAGTAACGGCAGAAACTATAACTGAAGAAACCGAGTCCACCCCCGAAGGAGAGGTGGACTACAGGGCGAAGGCAGGGGAACTGGAAGCCCAGATCGCCAAGCTAGAAAACGATCTGCGTTCCAAGGACGGCCAACGCCGCAGGGATACTGACAGGGATGAGGAAATCTCTGGTATCCGTGATGAACTGGGGGCTATGCGGAAGGTGTTCACCCTCTACATGGACGGTATGAACCGAGGGGACCCGGAAGAAGTACAAGCCCAGATATCACAGGTTAACCAGGAACTTGCTCAGGGACAGGCAACAAGAGATTACAATGCCCGTTACGAGAAAGAGCAAGCCCGTCTACTGTCTACGGTACAGGACGAAGATGGCAATCTCCTAGTAAACGAGGACGATGCAGTCAAGATCCAGACCGATTGGCAAGCAGCCTGGGAAAAGGCTACGAGGGGCGATTTCAATGACGTTTATGACGTTCAGATAGAAGCAGCCCGAATGGTCACCCAGGAAGAACGCCGTAGAGCGGATGCCGAGCGTAAGAGCCTTAGAGATGAGGCCAAGACCGCTGGTAAGAAAGCTCTTGAAAAGGCTGGCATAGCCGATCTGGATACGGGTTCGGCTATAGCTGGAGGAAACGAAGAACTCTCTGGCACTGCCCGTATAGAGCGGGGTCTGAGGTTAAGACAAAATCGACTCTAGGAGACCGATATGCCAACTCTTAGTGAATATCAGAAGTTGGCTAATGACGATGTAACCGCTGGTGTTTTTGACAACATCATAACGGCATCCGAATTGGCCCCACTATTACAATTCAAATCCTTTTCCGGCAACTCTCTTGTTTACAACAGGGAGAATGCCCTCGGTGCGGCAGCTACTCACCAAGTAGGTGACATCTGGTCCGACACTGAACCCACATACACCAAGAAAACGGTGTCCCTTACTACTGTAGGTATCCAGCATCCTATGGACCGCTTTGCCATGCAGACCGCTGACAATGTCCAATCACAGGAAGCTGTACTACTCAGCAAGATGGCGAAGTCTATCTCACGTAAGTTGGAAGACTTGCTCTTGAATGGTAACTCCGGTTCTATATCAACTGAGCCAGAAGGTCTTACCAGCTTGCTTATCAGTGACTCCCGCTTGCTTATGATGGATGACGGATCTACCCCATCCACCATCGCAGGAGATGAAACCGAGTTGACCATTGACCGTTTAGACGCAATGATCGACATGGTAGAACTGGGGAAACCCGACTTCTTGATGATGAACAAGACCATGAGGCGTAAGTTGACCTCTCTTGCCCGGGCCACTGGTTCAGGCGTTATCCTTAACAGTGAAAGAATGTTTGGTCACACCTACACCTTGTACAACGATATACCGATTGTAATTAACGATTACATATCCAACAGTGAACAATACGAGAACTCCGCTGGCTGGGCTTCTTCCTCCGCTACAACCATTTACGCGATAAAGACCGGGGAAGAGAAACAGGGCTGGACTGTAATCCATAACGGGGCGGTACTCGATCCTGACATCCAACGGCTAGGAACCAAGGTTGATAAGAACGAAGATACTTACAGGATGGTAGTCTATTTGAATGCCGTACTGTATTCAGCCAAGGTC